GTTCCTGGAGAGCTTATAAACTTTCTTCTTAAGACGACCCTCATTGCTAGCGATCATTCAAAGACAATTGAAACCAGAATGGGAGAGAATTCTGTTGATAGAAAGAGTGTAACTAGAGTCTGTTTGGTTCACGAACTTGGAAAACTAGGTTCCAGAGAAGAAGATTTATTCGTAACTCAAGAATCACAGTGGCACAGAGAGAAGCTGGGTCAAAACTTCAAGTACAACGAAAAGTGCCAGAAGATGAGTACGGGACACAGAACACTTTGTTTGCTCCAAGAATACGGAATGACTGTAACACCAGACGAGTGGATTTCAATCTTGACTTCACAAGGAATGCAATATCCCGAAAATGCTTTTTACGGAAACAGCCTTCCTGACATCGCAAAAGTCTTGCATTTTGCTAGATCGATAACTAGTCTGTAGAATATTTATTAGTATGGACGATCTAAGAAAAATCATTAGAAGAATACTCGCTGAAGAGATTTTTGCAGAGAAGGAAGAGCTTCTTGTTGAACCTGACGAAGTCGAGGGAAGAGAAGAAGAAGAGGTTTCTGCAGGAGGAGTGGCTGGAGTTTCTGTTCCTCTGGGAGCAGGACCAAACTATCCGAACAAGACTTCGAGATCGAAGAAAATTCGTTCACCTTTGGATTCGGCAGCTTCTTCTTTTGGTGGCGCAAAGATCGTCCGAAAAAAATAAAATACTAATATATTAAATTGAACATTTCGTCGTAGGACGTTAAACTAGAAACACAACTGCCAAACTGCATATTGCAAATTGAAAAACTGGAGGTAAAAATGGCAATTGACCTAGACGCAATTCGTAACAAGCTGAATCAGCTTTCAGGAAACACATCAAAAAGAAACGTTATGTGGCGACCTCAAGAAGGCGAAGACACCACAGTGCGTTTGTTGGCTTTCCCGGAAAATGACGGCCAGCCTTTCAAAGAACGATGGTTCTATTACAACATTGGAAACAATCCGGGACTACTAGCTCCCTATCAGTTCGGGAAGAATGATCCCATTCAGGAGCTCATCACCAAGCTTCGAGACGACGGTTCTAAGGAATCTTACGAGCTAGCTAAGAAGCTTTACCCGAAAATGAGATGTTATGCTCCTGTAGTCGTTAGAGGTGAGGAAGATCAAGGTGTCCGAATCTGGGCATTTGGTAAAACAGTATATCAGTCGCTTCTCAACATCATGCTTGACGAAGATTACGGCGATATCACTGATCCTACATCTGGACGAGATGTAAAGGTTATTTGCACGAAGACACCTGGTCGACAATGGGCAACAACTGAAGTTCGGCCTAGAGGTAAAAGCAGCAAGCTTTCCGAAACGACATCTCAGGCAAAAGACTGGCTCAAGAACATTCCTGATCTTGATGAGATCTATTCACTCAAGACATACGAAGAGCTTGAGAACATCGTCACTGCATGGTTGAATGGTTCTGATGAAGACGAAGACCTTGGAACTTCTAGAGGTAATTTTACAGAAAACTCTTCCACGACTTCTTCTGAAAAGTCTTCTAGTTTTGATGATGATACCGATACTCCTTCCACAGCCACTGATTCTAAGAAGTATAAGAGTCTAGACGAAGCTTTCGCTGATTTAGAAGATCTCTAATAGCTCACAATAAAGATACAAATACTATAAAGCGGCATTTTGCCGCTTTATTTTTTTTATCACTGTACACTTGACTCTTCTTACATAAAATACTATTAGTTCTTTAAGGAGAAAAAATGGCAAAGAAAAAGAATATAGAGTCCGATGATTTCACTGTTGACTTGATCGCCTCTTTAAACAAGGAGCATAGCTCAAAAGTCGCTTATAATCTTGCATTCGATGATTCACCAACACACGTTAAACGGTGGATAAGTACGGGTTCTCGACTTCTCGATTACATTGTTGCTAATCGACCAAACGGTGGTCTTCCTGAGGGAAGAATTGTTGAAATTTTCGGCCCGCCTTCAATTGGAAAGTCACACATAGCAATTCAGATTGCTCGGTCTACGCAACAAATGGGCGGGATCGTGGTATACATCGATACAGAAAATGCGACAAGCGTTGATAACCTCTCTCTTTTAGGTGTGGACATTACTAAGAGATTTGTCTATGTTGATACTCATTGTACTGAAGAAGTGCTCTCTATCGCTGAATCTACCATCTTAAAAGCAAAAGCAATGGACAAGGATGTACCCATCACGATCATTTGGGATTCTGTTGCAGCTTCTTCACCAAAAGCTGAACTTATCGGAGATTACGATAAAGAATCAATTGGGTTGCAAGCTCGAGCAATTTCAAAGGGAATGAGGAAGATAACCGGAGTTATTGCGAATCAAAATGTATTGTTCATATGTTTAAATCAAATCAGGACAAACGTTGGAGTTATGTATGGAGATCCGACATGCGTAAATCCTGAAACAACTAGGATTAAAATTCGATACGATGAAAATTCACTTTTCGCGGAAAGACTTCGCGAATATAACGCCAAAAAAGGAGACTAACATGGCAATGATAGAGAAGGAACTGACATTCGCAGAATATGCTAAGATTCTGGGGATTGATGACTTTGAAACACCCTGTGAGTATGATCTCACAGATGTTGGAACTATGATAGAAGGTCCAGATGGGTTTAAGCCTATGACCAACTTTGTAGTAAAGCAAGCTGTAGAGACATCATACATTCTTGGAGATCTACAGGGTACATCTGTTCACAGGACTCTAGAGAATGGAGAGTGGGTTAAGCTGAAGGATAATCCAAAAGCTTCTAGAATGGATGGAAGGATGAACGTTGTTGATGTAAGTGTTCCGGATGGCAATGCATATATTGCTAATGGTCACGTTAATCACAACACAACTCCGGGTGGTGAAATGCTTGCCTCCCTAGCAAGAGGATAAAATGCAAATTCATCCCGTGAATTGCGAGAACGTCCTTAGAGCCTGCAGCACTACAACGTGGCGAGTAATTGCGAGCGTGAATGTTGAAAAAGATGCAGGATTGGATAATTCGCAGCCAAGCTTCCTGGTGACAGGTCGAAGGTTCAGAGACTAGTGATTAGTAACCTTGCAAAAATTAAGTTTCATGGTAAGGCTTTACCGTTTCATGATATTTATAAGTGCAAGGAGAAAGCACCTATGAGCGCGGGACAAAAATTTAAGTGTGAAGTATGCGGTAAGGACTTCAAAGCCATAACCAACTCGCATCTTAAAAGACATGGAATGACTACGGAAGACTACAAGCGAAATTATCCAAATGCAAGTTTTGGAGATTTTGACAGATTCTCAGAGTGGAGAAGTTCAGAAATGAATAAGGAAAACTGTCAAAGAATGGCCGATAAAGTTTACGGGACTCCTGAGATTCGTGAACAAAAAGCTGTCGCTTGTCGGGAGGCTACTCAAAAGGAAGGCTACAGAAAAAGTCAATCTTCTCTAATGAAGCAAAAGATATCCGAAAATCCAGATAAGTGGCCACAACTTAAATCTGTGAAGCCAACAGAATGGATGAAAAAGTCGAACTATGAAAGATGGGTAGTTAAATACGGCATTGAAGAGGCAGACAAAAGACAGGAGCAGTGGCATAATAAAAATGTGTTACCTTCGTGCTCTAAGAATACGAGGCCTGAGCTTATGTTTGCTAAAATTTTAGATGAACTTAGCGTTAGATATGAAACACAAAAGCCTGTCAAAAGGTATGTTTGTGATTTTTATCTACCAGACCATCATGTAATCGTTGAGATTGATGGTGATTACTGGCACGCAAATCCAGATAAGTTTAAACCTGAAGACTTGATTGGGGGAAAAAAGACCCTAGCCAAAGAAATCTGGGAAAACGACAGAACCAAAGATCAGGAAATTCTTAAATCTGGCTTTGGTATCTTGAGATACTGGGAAAGTGATCTAAAAGATATTACACACGATAAGATTTTTGAAGATATAGTCCATGCCTCTATGAAAGTAGAGGACTAACATGAAAGCAATACCTTTTCACTCGTCTGTACGAATTAAACTGGGCGCCGGACAGCAAATTACAAACAAGAACAAGGAAGTGATCGGTATTAACGTAAAAGCTAAGACGATCAAAAATAAGGTTTCTGCTCCCTTCAGAGAATGTATGTTTGAAATTCATTTTGGAAAAGGAATCAGGGAGCATGAACAAGTCTTCGATGTCCTCAGAAAACATGGCCCTGAATTGATGGGTGACAATATTGTAGAAATCGGAGGAAACGGAGCATGGAAAACTCTAACAGTCCACAACGAAAAAACTGGCGAAGTATTTGTTGAAAAGAAATTTTATAAAGCCGACTTTAACGAAGTCATGACTGACCCTGAGT